CCAATATACAATAAAATGGTTATGTAGGTAAAGAATTTATGAATTATCAATGATTATATAGAGTAAAAATACTAAAACGTCTTACATAATTAATGAATATAATGAATATTGTATTTGAAGAAACCGATTCTTGCACCGCAAAACTTTCAATTCATCCAATCTTCATAGAATTCTTCGGAGACTTTTTCATTCACAGGAATACGCATGGCATCTTGCCTACTTTCGTCCATGCTTCTTTTCATAATTACTATCATTTCTTGATAGTCATATTCCCATTTCCATGAAATGTCTCTCTTACTAAGCTCATGATTCAATTTCTTAACAAAAGCTTCGTAAAATTCTTCTCCATGCCAAAATGCAAAACGAATTGACGCCTCGCAATTTACATTAAATTGCGATCTTGTCTGATCGTTTGCTTTGTTGGAATTCGTTCTTATCCAATTTGTGAGCTGATAAATCATACTTTCATTTGGTAGCGCTTGAATTTCAAATTCTCTTTTAATGAATTTGTGTTTTAAGAACTGAGCCTCGAACAGGCTCTTTGCGCTAATTTTTTCGGATTTATCGGGGGCGGTCAATTCATATCCAATATTATTATATTCTTTAACTATTTCCTCGAATGTTATCCATTTCCTTGCTTGTGGCGAAATTGCTACCACAATGTCATCTGCTGCTTTAATTGATCTTATATTATCCATAATATATGGAATTGACACGTATGAAGGACAATTAATCTCCATTACGCGTTTTACAGCCAATGCTAAAATCATTTCATGAATTTCAGTATTTTCCATAAATGTGCCGGGGTGTCCAGATAATAATCCAGATTTCTTTTCATAAACAAAATCTTCATACTGCACATCAGCATGAATAAAATCGACTACCAATCCATGTGCAATACGTTCAATTGCTGGATCAAACTTCAATCCATCTGCTTGCATAGATTCTTTTAATATACGCAGCTTCACATTTGTTGTCATTTGCAACAAAGTTTGATCAACTTTTTCTTCCCAGGCTTTGACGTCGAAATCGCATACATAATCATGATATTTCAAATGTTCGGCAATTTGATGCCAATGGCGCTCTGGATCTACTCCTAATGCGAAGGGTGATGACTTTCCTTCTTCCCAGATGGTTTTACATCTAAGGAATAGATCCTTTGTGAATTTGTTATAGACAATTTGGTGAATAAAATTGCCCATTCCGACTGTTCGTGTTTTTGGCTCGATGATCTTATTTTCACCTACGAGCTCATGTTTTCGAAATTCAACTTTGACATTCGGAGGAACTCTTAAATTTGAATAATATTCCTCGTAATATCTAACATCATCGAAAACAGATTGTTGAATTTTCCATGTTCCATCCGGGGCTACCGTTATATACGGTTTCTTTACAATCACTCCTTTATTACATTTGTATGGTAATCCTGCACAAGTATTCACTTCAATCGATTTACTACCAGGTGCTTTTATCCCGGTTATTGCTTGTGCTGTTGTATAAAGGCGCAAATGTCTCAACGAAAAATATCTATGATAAACTTTATACAGATACTTTTCCATCCATTCTTTCTCTTGATGTGTGAATTTTGCTGACTTAAAGCCAGCTGTCTTATTCAATGAAACTTCCAAATGATGACGACTCCCTGGAATTATTCTGTCGTCATTGCCATGTTGAATTGCTGGTTGTGTTTCTACTGGAAAAGTTCCATGAATCGGTGATTTTATGAATCCCGGCAAAAATGATACTGCCTGATTTGGATAAGGGGATTCCTTTACGACTTGTCCATATTTAAAAACTGAATGAATAGGATGATTCGGCATTTCAGGTGTTTCCAAAGATGTTGTTACAATTCTTGCTTTAAAATCAAATGTTTTGGCTACCTCATCTATATCTTGCTTTGATGCTATAACAACTTGAGCATAACCCAAATCATGATTCGTTCTTGTTATCAAGCCTAAAACCTTTCCGTGTAATCTCTCATTATCATGTATAACTGGAGATCCTGAATCTCCCAAACGAGCTGGACTATTGAAATTCATTACAAATTTATTCTCATTTGTCGCAGATGCAAACCATAAACTTTCATACTCACAGTCTGCAAAAATTCTCCTACCTTCTTTCGTTTCAGATAAGATAGTTCTAGAATCTTCATCTCTCATTATTACAGCTTTGCATTTAGTTGTTCTGAAATTCATGTCTGCTTCCTCAACATCTTCTTTCGTCACCCAATTCTTGCTTAATGATTTTGTTGGTCGATGATTTGCAAGATTGATTAATGCCAAATCATGTCCTTTTATCTTCTTTATATCTTTTGGATATAAAACGTACGATTTTGTCTTTTCAGTGCGATTGTCTCCAATTATGATATTAGTTGGAGTTTTAATTTCTTCAACACAATGCCAATTTGTTAACCACAAATTTCCTTCATATCCTGTTATAATAAATGTGGTATTATGAGTGTATACTCTCGAAACAGATGTTCCAACTTTGTCTTCAATATCGATGTTATAAACTCCTTTTGAATGGACTGGTTCTTTAGCCAGAGGCTTCTTCTGATCTTTATAATATTGATTTGACAATTTTGGAGAAAGCAATTGTCCTATCATGGCACATGAAAAGAAC